TCACTTTTTCGGTGTGATCTATCTTTTCGCAAAACTTATCTGCGGCCGCACCTAACTCCGCGCGCAAATAGTCATCGTAATTTGTATAGCCGCCAGTATCATTCATCTATGCTTTAAAAGCTTCCCATCTCTCCGCGTCATTTGGATAACGAGTATAAGTGGTAATTAAGTTATTATAGGTCTTTACATTAGAAATCTTAAATTGCATTTCTACTGTCCATGAGCTTTTTCCGTTGATGTCAGTGCCCATAACCATTGGCTCAAATCCTATTTCAAAAGATGCTCCATTACTAATACGTAAGCAAGTTTGGTTATCTTCATCTTGAATCCAGCCATTATTATACCAGTTAAACCCAGAGAACTTACCAGTATATTTAGAATACTTCTCTATGGGGTTAATCCATTTGCGGCGGTTGGTTAAAGATTCCTGATTCGAGCGACCTGTTGCATCAAAATTCAAGACTAAGTTATCTTGAAGAGCGAGTTTTAACTTATCTGTTTCTTCAACACTAAAGTTAATCTCATATCTGACATTTCGTCCCTCTTCGCCACATGATAAAGCATAATTATTACTATTACCGATTTCGGCATTTGTAATTTCCCAAATGCTAAATGATGGTGACGCTTCATCACGTGTAATACTCAGGGTACTATCTTCCTCGGTATTATTATAATAAGTATTGCCTTTATATAATATAACTTTAGCATTACTATTTAAAGGGTCATATACTTGGAATGGAATCTTAATTATTTCATAATCATAATAAAGATCCTTATATCCATTCGTCCAAATAATAGGAGTGTTTTCATTGCCCTTAACAGCAATTTCATACGATAAAGAGCCAGCTTTTAAACCGACCTGACCGCTTCTAGACTGATATAGCTCAATTAAAACATCATGTTTACCATGCGTCGCCAGCTTTGGCGGAATCTAATATTGCTATAAGTTAGCTGAAGCGGCAGTGAGCGCCTTAGTTTCAACCAATTCTCCGTCCCAATAAAACTATAAAATTTTATCTGTATTACCTACAGCGTTACACTAAAGAATGACATTCTAAGAATCGAATAATGTCACATTAGAAAAACTCTCAGCTGGCTCTAGGGATAAACTAGCCGTGGTAAAAATTTGCTCTCTCGTAATTGATTGTCCACTATTAGTACCACGCACATAAATGCTAAACTTAATAGTAGAATTTTCACGCATTAGCGATCCAATTTCAAGCTTCACTGTGTCACCACTCTTCATATCAAATGAAGTGGTGTAATAAGTCACATAACCAGTCGCAGTTTTTTCAGATAAAGACCAATGAGCTGTAATTGTTTCATCTAAAACATTACCTTCTTTATCTTGCGCAGCAGAGGCCGTAGCAGTAATAGTATAAGTTTGTCCATTAATAAGGCTTGTTGTTGAGCCTGTATTAACTAATAGCGAAATAGACTTTGCTAATGAGCTACCGCCATCTCCACTTCCTGCAACTGTTAATTTTAAAACCATATATGTCTTTTGGTCTTCTATTTCTGCTACCTCAGTCACTCGATAAAAACAACCATCTTTAAGATTTAAAATTAAATCGTCGACAGAAGGCCCCACAAAAGTTGAAGCACCATAGTTATCAAATTCTTCAGGAGAGAAACTAGTAATCTCTACTGAGGCATCCTTATTAGCATAAAAAATACCAGAATTACCGCCCATAGGAATCAGTTTTTCGCCATTGTCATAATAAATTTTGCGAGTATCAATAGCAAAATAGACTTTTCCCTCAACGCGCGCGCTAGCATTAATTACATTATAGTAGCCTCTTACTGGCTAAAAACGTGTTGCCATTTCCGTTATCTCCTTTCTATGAAATAATAAAAAAAAGGGAAGAAGATAATTCTATTCCCCTTCCCATAAAATTCTCTTCATAGAGATTTAATTTTTATTTTAATGTATTTAAAGGCTGTTGCCCAAATTCTTTAAAATTAGAAAGTACCCCAAACTAAATCAACAGAAACTGTATCTTTTGCCTTGCTGAAGGCGAGCGAATCAGACTTTACCTTAACAGACTTAGACTAAGCCGTATCAGCTTTACTAGTTAAAGAAGAATCAACTGATAAAGTATTGTTAGCGACATTCGTCGAAACATTATAGGTTAATTGATCTGTATTTAAAGTAATAGTCTGATTTTCAAAGCCCGTTACACGGCCATAAGCGTCAACCTTAGCTTTAGCTACTGTAAATGCCTATGCGTTTCCGCCAGTAAGCGGGGAATAAGATATATTACTGGTGCTAGCAGAATTACTTTGCGTCACTGCGGCCAGCTTTAGATCAACAACAGGCTGACTTGCAGATGTATTACTCATTGAAACGACAAAGCTGTTATCGCTACTTGTAAATTGTAAGCTACCTGTTGTATTCTCATTACTATTCTTTAAAGAAACTTTCTTACTCGCAGCATCTGAGCCAAAGGTGAAAGTAGTATCTTTATCTTCCGGAAATTCAATAGTTGTTGCTGGACCCTAACCAGTAATATGGCCGTATTTATCATAATTAATTGTTGGTATAGTGAATTGGCGGCCGCTCTTTGCACCTGAGGCAGACCCGGCAGTAATAGTATTTGTATGGCCAATACTTAATCCACCGTCATTTTTAACACTAATACCATCAGCGCCCTTAACCACAACCCGGCCCGCAGTATCATTCTTAACTTCATCATTTAGCTTAATAGTAGTACCATCGAGCGACAAATTATAAGTGGTATCAACGTCATCGCCAGAAGGAATAACTTCCCATTTAGCTGTATTACCCTTGGTACCGGCAGCGACGTCATCGTCATTATAAATGATTAAATCACCAGTATTAACATTAACAACGCTACTATCAGAGTCTATAGTAAACTTCTCGGCCGCTTTATAAGTATCACCTTTCTGAGGGCCTTTGATTTGGTCAAACTGGCTCTTGGTTGTCGTGCCACAATAAGTCATAGCATTCATTTCAGCCTTAGCCGCTCTAATTAATGCATCAACTTTGTCAGATGAATAAAACGCGCCAAGATTTCCTTGATTGTAAACAGTATTTTCAGCGCCATTAACAGTAATTTTATTATATAAGACTTGACCTGAAACAACTGAAGTTTCTGCGGTCGTATTATCATCTTTAATCTTAACTGTTATCTTACCATTATTATCCGCACTAACGGCACTAACTTTTGTATCTTTATCCCTTGGTAAAGTAACATTTTGTGTACCAACAGCAGTAACATGACCATACCTATTTATTGATACGGTAGGCATGAATAATGTTACATTGCCAGAAGCATCTTTTGTTGCATCACGAGGAGTATAAGAAGCGTCTGATGTTAAAGTTGTCGCATGAGCCAGTTTAATATAGCCTTTTTTGCCAGCGGTATTACTCTCGACCTTTAAGGCAATATTATCAACCTCAACAGCAAAACTGCTTTCTGTCGCCCCATCTTGGTCCTGTAAAACAGCTTTTGCTCCAGTAGTATTTGTGGTAGTATTTAATGAATAAGTAGTGTCAACGCCAGAAATCGTAATCTTATTACTATTATCAGTGGAAACCGACACGCTACCTCCGCCAGCAAGTTCAACCTTTTTAGCTGCATTAGCGCCAGTACCGCTATTCTTTAAATAGACTTTACTTTTATTCTCTTCAGCTTCCATACCAACATTGGTGTAGGTAGCAATCTAATTTAAATCTGTAGCCGAAATTGTAAGTTTTCCGCTGACTTCGGTAGGAGCACCTTCGTTATTTCCTTTTAAATCTTTTTGGGCTTGAGTAATTTTAACATCGTAAACAAGTTTCTCACCATTCACGGTATCAGCAGTATTTTTTGCCACACTGACACTTTTAACATATGTATCATGGTCATCATTATGATCGGGGTTGATCTGTATCCATTTGCCATTAGAATAAGTGCAAAGGATATTCTCCGCCTTTGCATAATAGAATTGACCCTCAGAGCATAAACCAGGAGCATAACTAGAGCTAGAACTATTAGAAAGAGCCTCAATCGCTGCCCAATTAGGATAAGTAATTACGCTTTGGCTAACCAAATCGGCTTTATTATTGCCTGTACCTATATATAAACGATGACTATCGGTTGTTAAATAAAAACAACCATCTTGATAAGTTGAAAGATTATTAAAGCTGCTTTGAGTGCCGCGCTTAAACATTACATTTGCCATTCAATTTTCCTCCTTTATTCTTGCGCCGTATCCAAGTCTGACCACTTCATGCGGCCATCCAAATCATTTAAGATAGAAACAATTGTATCTCCTTCTTCATAACGAGTAAACTGTGTAATATCACCAACAGTATCCTGTAAACCAGTCACGCTGGTTTCAATATTAGTAACACGCTAAATAAGAGCTTGAGTACCTGTTTCATCTTTAGTAATCCAGTCAGCAATTTCCTTTAAAGTGTCAAGTGCCGCTGGAGCATCTTTAATTAAATTATCATACTATGTCTACAGACTACCAACACTGGTGCTTAATTCACTAATGTTAGTTTCTATGCTGCCAACTCGAGTTTCTAAACCATTAACTTTACCCAAAGTAGTAAGTTGTTCATTAGAAAGTGGGGCGGCCCACACGCCATCGCCGCGCAAGTACTTGTTTCGTTCTTCAACGTTGGGCGCCGGTACGAGTCCGGAAGTGCCAGCCGCATCGGCGG